ACGCCTTTCGGGGGGGCAATTACAAGGGCGGTGCTGGCAGATGTGCCAACAGTCACGGTAGCGTGGGTAAATCCACGGAGGAAGGGAGATGCGAATGAGATGTTAGCCATTGTATTAGTAAGTGTTTGTCATATTGATTTTACCGAACTGTCCCTGTTGACGCAGGAACTTATCGTATTCTTGCTCAAGGACTTGGTTAGCCTTGGCTTCGATGGTAGCCGCCTCTTGAATCTGTAATTCAGAAACAAGCCAATTAGCGGCAGAACCCCAAGACATAAACGCAGAGAAGATATACGGGATATCAATCTTTGTCCAATAAGCGGGGTGAGTGTTAGGGTTTTGACCAGCAGTCGTGGAAGCCACGGTGCAGGTATAGAAATTGCCAGCGTGGGGTTTGCCCAAGACTGGAACATAAGAGCCTGTACCAGAGCCAGAGTCAAAATAGACTTGGACTCCTTGGTAGTAGACAACCGTAGGACTGTATAGGTCGCCTTCTAGGGCGATGCAGTCCTTACGATAGAGGTAGTAACCACCACTGATACCATTACCGACTATGACCTTTCGCTCCGTACCGCTGTCGTAAATCTGATACGCCAACTGCACAGCCTTTGTCGTTTCCTGCGGGTTCTTAGAGAACACGCCAAGAATCTCATCAGCCTCTGTAACGGGCGTGAACGAGACAACGCCATTTGCATCCGTTGTCGTGGTGAACTCAACCAGTCGGCAGATATCTGCCCATTGGTTAGATTCCCAAGCCTCACGAATGCGAGCAGAACTGAAGTCACGGAATTGAGAGAATGTCTCATGCGTGATATTGTGTCTGTCGTTTCCAGAATACTGGAGAGCGTCAAATAGGATTTGCGAGTAGTTCGATGTTCTCATTATGTGAGATATCCGTCACCTGTGAAAATTGCACCGTTAACACAAGTACGCTTGGCATAATTGGTAACGGCTGTTTCTGGGTTGTCCCGTAGGAATTCGTTTAGGAATGTATTGTCTTCCCAGCACTCATACCCAAGACGCTGACCCCAGTAGTGCCACGCTTGAATAGGAATCTGTGCTTTCAACCGTCCAACTCCTTCGATGTTATTAGCCTCGTTAGAGTGACGAAAAACAGCGGATTGCTTCGCTGTGCTCCTTGCCTTGACTTCATCCATCCTCCAGCCATTGATGAGTTCCCTCTCCACCCTATTTCTAAGGTGGGAGGGGATTGCATCAGCCAGACTTTGGATTATGTCTGACACCTCAGTTTTTAGGCTGTGAAGTCGAAGACTCCGAAGGCGAGGGGGTTGTAGATACAGAGACCTGCAACCGCTTCAATCATTCGGGCTTCACCACCACCGTTGTTGGTGAGGGCTGTGACACCAGCGACATTGCCACCATAACGCACTTCAACTTGGTCAAAGGGGATGATGTAACCTGTGAAGGTCGAACCAACGCCAGAGGTAGCATTGAGGTAGTGGGATGGGTGGAGGCGTAACTTACCGAAATCGCCCTCGAAAACATCAACCGAAGCGACATAAGCAGAGGAATCAGAATCACGATTGAAGGTACGGACGGCTGTCTGGGTGTTTGTGCTACCCGAAGAGGCAGTCGTGAAGACGAGGTTTGTGAACGCTCTCTTGAGGGCTGTGCCGACAAGAGCGTCATAATCCTTGTATTGACCTGTCTGGGAGTAGATGCCTGTGAGGATGTTCTGGACAACCGTTTCCGTGAGGGCGGCTGTACCAACTGTCGAGCGATTAGCCGTAGGGGTGCAGAAGCCGTCAACGACAGGAAGGACAGAGTCCTTAGAGGCAGAAGGCTGTAACCACTTATGGAGACCACGGGTGAGGTAGGGGAGTGTTCCGTTGTCGGCTTGTGCGGAAGCGTTAGAGCAGAGGGTGACTTCCATATCTCTCTTGAGGGCTTGGATACCCTTAGCGACATTGTTAGCCAGTTCGTCTCTCACACCAGCAACAGTCGTGACATCCTGCGTAAGCGGGGACACACGGACGGCTCTGCGGAAGATTTGGATGTAGTTGCTGAGTTCAGAGCGATAGGTTGTACCACCATCCTTGACATAGTTGTCATAGGAGGAGACATCCGTACCGTCAACTGTACCAGTCTGCTTAGGGGTAGGCAGAGAGTCGGCTTGCCATCTGAAAAGGGTATTTCCAGGTTTGCTACCCTTCTTCGCCATAGAGGTGAAGGGGGTATCTTTGGCATCGACAAGGGCGATGAGGTCAGCAAGTTCTTCTCTCTTACCAGACGAGAAGGAGGGTTCTGTTAGATTTGCCATATTTGTATATAGTTTTTGGGGGGTTACAGGAATCGGTTAGCGATTATAGAAGATAGGTCATCACGACTCTGCGAAACAGTAAAACGCTTCTGGGCGGCTTGGCTGTTCGCATCCTTTGCAGGAATACGAGCAGGGGCGGCTGAAGGTCTTGGCTGGGATGGGGCTTTGATTGGAGTACCAGAGGACTTGCCTTTGGCTTCACGGGCATTTACGCCACGGATGTAATCTCCTACCACCATCTTATAGTCTGGGAATTTCTGGATTTCTGGGAAGTGCTTGATAAAGGATTCAGCAATTTGTCTTTCCTTTGCTGACTTGTCCTTCCACCAAGGGTATTCCTTGGAAGCAACCTGTTCCATCTGATTGAAGTTTTGCAGATACTGCATTCGCTTCGGAAGGTGTTCCTCAAGGGCATCAAGGGCTTTAATCTTGATATTGCGGACTTCCTCAGCGGTATACTCGGTTTCAGAACCATCTTTTCCCGTAACTACTGCACCATCGGGATTCATTTCGCACCAGCGTCTGATTTGCTTGGCTTGGTCTGCCTCACGGCTGACTTCCTCAAGCGTAGACAGGTTGGCATACGGATTGTCGGCAGTAGGAATCTGTGCTGGCTTGGTAGCCTCTTGCGACAGTCTTTCCACTTCTCCCTTCAATCTTTCTACTTCTGCTTCAGCCTCTCTGCGTTTAGCGGAGAGTTTGTCAATGCGTTTCTTGACTCCCTTGGGCAACCCACGGTCAATTTCATCATCTTCGGACTTGGTTTCTTCGGTTTCCTCGGAGTCTTCGACTTGATTTTGGTCGTTAGTTGTTTCGGTTTCTTGTGAATGAACATCGTCCTCAGAGGTCGCTTGAGCCTCCGAATCACCGTTTTCGTCTGCGGGTGATTTCGCACTCGATTCCTTACCACCTAGGAACGAATCGCTAACTATGTCAGCGAGTTTTTGAATATCGAAGGGAGTGGATGTACCTTCGGGAGTCATAGCGTTATTTTGTGCCGTGCTAAGGTCGGCTTGATTGTCTGTATTCATTAGATAAGGTCTAAAGTCCTATATGTTTAGGCAGGGTGTTATAGTCCCAGAACTATCAGCCAGATACGGCTAAATTTGTTTGTAAGCAAGAACTTACTATGTCAGATACCGTTTTCCGATGGGGAATGGTCTTCTGACGGTCTTCCTTGGTCACGAAGAACATCGTTGCGGGTGTTCATCAAGATTTCTCTGAAGGCAGTAAGGGCTTCGGCTCTGCCACAATGCCAAGCACGGTCTTCGCCCTTATTTTCTTTAGAGATAGCATTTGCAACTTCAGAATCAATAGAAGCATCGAGTAGGAGATGGACGGCTTTCCAGAGTTCATTTTGTTTATCAAAGGAGAATCCTACGATGATTTGTTGAGGATAACTCATTGCATCTGTTGCTCCTGTTGACCTTGCATTTCGTTGGCTTGGTCAATCTGACCTTGCATCTGCTGACCAGCCTGTTGAGCCACAGGAGTCACACCAGTACGACCAATCTGCTTGTTCTGTTGCTGGCTTACGGACATCTGAAGATTCTTCATGTAGTTCTCAAGCATCGCACGGAAGTGCGGGTCAGACTGCATAGACTGTTGAGCCTTTGGGTTCTTGCCCATAATGTCTTGTAAATACTGCATCTTGGTAGCCGCCGCTGGGTCATTTTCTACATAGTTAGCCTCGTTACCAAGCATCATCAAGCCTAGGTCGGATTGCATATCCTTATACAGCAACTGGGAAGCCGTTCCTGTGTTGATAATAAGTTCCTTTGCCTTGTCAGGGTCGATAGCCTCAATAGCCGCTTTAACCAACTTATTCTTGTCGATAACACCAGAGGAGTCCAGAGGAAGGACGAACTGCGTGATAGCCTTGAGTTTCTCGATGACAAAGTTTGTGTCGAGTTCACGGACATCGTACTTCACTTGGAAGTCGAACATATTGCTCACGCTGGACATATTTTGCGGGATAGCCTTTCCAGTAATGCCTTCGATTTCATCTGGTTGCATATACTGCAACATAAGGCTGAAGGTCATAGCAAAGGACTCGCTCCAGACATCAAGCCAGTTGTTGATAAGG